CCCGCTCCTCGCCGCCCAGTTTCTCTAGCAGCTTGGCCTTGCGCTCGTGGATAGCAGCGAGGTGGTGTTCCAGCACGTCCGTGTCCAGCTCCAGCTGAGGCTCAGTGTACATCCGAATGGTCTGGTCAATGACCAGCAGCTCCTCCTTGGGGAACTGGCGCATCAGCTTCTTGAACAGCTTGTATGTAAGCTCAACGTCTTGCACACAGTAGTCTGCATAGGACCGCATCTGCTCTGGCGTGAAGTCTTTGCGCCGCATACCCAATGCCCGCACGACCTCGTCGCCCTTTGCACCCAGCTTGTAGTAGGTAGCCAGCGCCTTGAGGCTGCCGCCCACAGTCATCGAGTGCAGGGGCCGCGCCATGCTCAGCGTGTCGAGCCACAGCTTGGGTTTGATACCACAGTGCCAAGACAGGATCGCTCCGTCGAAGGCTGTGTTGTGGCACAGGATCGCTGCGTTGGTGTAGTCGACGGCGTTGAGGAACCCCGACGCGTCAGCGCCGGAGTACCAGTCAGTCTCAGTATCATTGACCTTGATCCCTACACCGATGATCTCGAAGCGGGGGTCACGGATGTACGCCTCGGTCGTCAGCTTAGACAGGCTGTAGTCACTGTCGTAATAGGTCTCGAAGTCGATGGTGATAATGTCCACGTGCTACTCCTCGGTTGCTGTGAAACTGCTGGCGTTCGCCGCCCATAGGCAGAAGGACGCGCGTGTCTGGCCGTACCTACCGAACACATCTGCCTTGGCGATACGCCCTACTTTGAACAGCCTGTTGAGTGTAGCGTTTGCTGCACTGGTGGTTATGTCGGCCTCTGCTGCGACCTCTGCTGTTGTCACGTACGCCGGTGCAGTGGTGACAACTTTGTATACCGTGCTGTCTAAGTCAGAGTCCACTGCTTTTACGATATGCGTGGCAAACCATGGAGTACGCTCCGGCTGGTGTGAGTTAGGGATCATGTCCGCAACCACTTCTTCCCCAACCGCAAGGTTGGCAGACCGTGCCACTGTAGGTGGGATGTAGACTTGTGTGCCATCGTCGGTACAGGCGCCGAACGCAGAGCCTGACTCTGTGATAAAGACGCAGAATATGTTTCCAGTTTTCATTGATCCATCCTTAGAATTACTTTGCCAATTCGATAGTCTATCTTGTAATCAGGTACCCCGTCACGCAGGTCCGCTACGACGTCCATGAGTAGTTCTTCTAGTATTTCGGCGCGCTCTTTCTCTGCCTCGTATCGCTCCTTGTAGTCGATGGATGATCCGACCATGCGTCGTGTCAGCGCGACCAGCTCGTCATCGGTTATCGGTTCTCGGCCCTCGGGCAATGTCCACTTAGTCAAGTTCATTCTCCTTGTCGTGCTTTTCCCGCACTACGTCCGTCAGCCACTCCGCGATGGTCTCGTATCCGTCGCGCTGGGTTTCGCCGATCAGCCAGACCTTCTCCTCTTTTGACAGCGCCATCATCATGTCGCTGATGCGCCCCTGCCTGAGACCGTTGCCCTTGACCAGATCAAGCACGGCCTGACGTGGGTTTGCCTTGGGCTTGGGTGGTAGCCAGTTGCGCTGTCGCGCTTTGAACACGGCGCTCCCGACCTGATCGTATGTGAGACCCAGCGTCTGCGCGATTTCGCGGTTGCTGTTGCCTGCCCGCCGCATGATTGCGACTTCGTTGATGTCCTGCTCGGTCATGGCCGTGCCACCGGACGCAGGAACGGGATGCCTGTATCGCGGCAGTATGCGTCCACTTGTTGGCCCCACAGTTCTTCCAGTGTTTCGACCATCGCAGGCATCTGGTCGCAGGTGGCTGACGTTTTACCTGTGATGTGGCCGACTTCCATGCTGCCGATTGCGAAGATGATTATGTAAATGCTGGTCATTGGTTTTCTCCTTTCATAGAGTCTGCCATCTCCACAAGGCGTTGCAGGTGGTGAACAGCTTTCTTGATATCCTCTAGGCCGCCCTTGTCCCGCTCTCGTGCGAGGTAGGCGATGGCCACGCCCTTGTGGTACCCACGGTACTCGTCTGGTGTGAGCCATGCTTCCATGGCCTGCCATGGCTGGACCACCATGTCCTTGTAGTGGCTGCCGCCAACCTGTGTGGCCAGTGTAGATGTAGTCATAGCTTTCTCCTCTGCTTCTCTAATAAATACTTCTCGTGGTGTGCCGACCCTGTCGAGCAGGCTCTGCGCAAACTGTTCAGTCACACCACAAACATCGGCGGCCTCTGCCGCTGTCGATAAGTTGTTGTGTACAAGGTGGTACCATACGCGGTCCTCGTCACTCTCACCCCATGGGGCAGGTGCGAGGGTCACTGATCTCTTACTCATATTACTCTCCTGTATTGTAGTTTAGTTTGTATACTATGTCAAGTTGAAAGTCGCCGTCGCGTCGCGGCAGCGATAAGTCTGTTGAGCTGATCTTCTGTACTCAACATCAGGTCGTCGGCGTACACCAAGGGTGGCTTGACCCCGTCGTCCACGCCCTCCATCTCCCCCCAGCACTCCTCGCACAGCCAGTACCCGGTGCGCTCGCCCCACGCCACATCCTGAGTGGGGTGTCCGGCCATCTCAGGTGCGTTCTCGTAGCACCAGTCGCACCTCGCCCATATCTCAGGCAGCTTCATCTAAGTCCTCCTCATCCATGTCTAATTCATCAGCCTCGATGGTGTCCCACACCGCCTCGTCACTGACGAGGTAGTCGTACTCAGCCTCCAGCTTGCGGTAGAGGTCTTGCATGTAGGATCGCCACTGCTCGATCACGTCCTTCTCGAAGTCATCAGCCTCGTCCTCCAGCTGCCTGTCCCATGTGTCCACGATCTGCTCATGGAACTCCGTCGGACATTCGATCAGCCGGTAGAACGTGTCGTGCTCGATGCTGAACACCATACTGTTCGCGTGACAGTACATCCCACGGCAGTTGACGTAGACGTAACCGTCTGACGCCAGCAGCTTGCGGATCATGGGGTACTGATCCTTGTGGTGATGGTCGAGGTAGGTCCGCAGGTTGTCGAATGATCCCTCGAAACTGGCCCCGTCGCTTTGCGAACAGAACCCGCTGAAGTGCATACAATCTACACAGATACCAACCTCTCGCATGTCCTCCTTGAAGTCTGCGTACACGCAGTCCCACCACTTGTCGTACTCGACGTTAATGTATCTGTATTTCTCCAGTAGCGCGTTTCTGTGCTCTGACTTCACCATCTTCAATCCAGACATGTGCTTCTCCCTTTGCTACGTCCGATAGTACACTTTCCAAAAGTTCTATGTGCTCGTCCATCTCCTCCAGTGTTTCCGCCTGCTTATTCACAAGCAGTTGTTGGTATATGATCCAGCCACCGCCGACCACGAGGGCCGCCATCATCACGAGTGTGCCTATCATTCCATCTCCACGATCTCGCCGAACGGCGCGCTTGTTGCTCTGGTCGTCACCCACAGCACAGGGCAGTCAGGTGCGTCGCCGAAGTCATCACAGCATAGGTCAGTGAGAAACACGATACCAGCAGGGTCGATACCTTGCGCCTCGATGTGCTTGAACACAGGGCTGAACGCCGTACCGCCACCACCACGTGGGTTGAACTCGAAGTCACCGTCACGCTCGATGATGTCATGGGCACAGACATCGTGGCTAAAGAAGATGAAGTGTATCTTAGACGGCTTGCTGTCCTCGAATACCTGCCGACACTCCGCTGCGTACTGGTTCTTCTCAGCGTCACTGATCGAACCAGACATGTCCACGGCAAACGCCAACTCACCGAGCACCTCGCCACTGGTTGAGGGCATGTATAGTCCTTGACTCAGGAACCTGCGGTTGGGTCTGGCGAAGGTACGCTGGTCGTTCTTGGCCTTCTGCACGAACCGTTGCAGCACCTCGCGCCAGTCCACCTTGGGCTTGAGTACCTCGTCGACGAGTCGGGCCATGTTGGCGCTCAGTTTACCCATCATCTTGGCAGCCTGTGCAGCTTGGGCCACCTTGATCTTCCACTCGGCAGCCTCTTGAGCCTGCTCGGCTTGGCCACCCTCGCCGTCCTCAAGG